GATTGTGCCACCATATTAAATGTAACTTCATTAACAGTTTCATAATTTAAAGAATCTTGTACAATACTAAATTCAGGATACTTTAATTTAATACTAATTTTGTCATCCAATTGAATTTCAGGTGATACAGGATTTTCTTGTGTAACTTTGATATCAGTTAAGTTAATGTCTTTTTCCATGATATTACCACAAACTTTACCATCAACCTCATTATTACACTTGTATCTTGATTCAACAACTTCACCAACAGATTTGGCACGAAGATTGATGAAATAATATTCTACATCAATAATAGGCAGTTTACGAACATCAACATTTTCTGTTAAAGTACAGTTATGTAGAATATCTTCAACCGCCAAATTGATGGCTTTTGCTTCAGATGCTTCCATGGCCATCAATAGATTGCGTTGTTCTTTTACTAAGAATGGCCGATATTTAATCTTTTTCTGTGAAACTGGCAATTCAATTTCATATGTTGGTACATCAAGTTTAGGTAATGCCATAATTAACTCCTATAATAAAAAATCATTAAAAACCAGGCGCCCCACCAAAAATACTTGATACTGCTGAGGTGATAACCTGTTGTGCCAATTCTTGGCCAAGGTTCTGCAACGAATTGTTTTGCCAACGAGTATAGGCAAAAGTTACTACTAATTTATGATTACCATCTGAACCCCAATCTAAATCTAATTGGTTCATGGAAACAGGATAAGCGTCAAACAGGTCTACTGTGTAAGACAATTGATTTGTTACATCATATTGATTAATGGTAATAACTGTAGCATAATTACTTTTATATTGATAATTAAAAGTAAGTGATGGGTTTATTAATTCAAGCCATCTATCAAAATAGATTTTTTGTGACATATCATCATCAACAATAAATGTTAAATCAATGTCATTATATGTTGTCAAGTATGGATACTTTTCAATAGGATTAGAACCAATTTTTTGTTCTGCTGTGGCAAAAGTTCTGCCTGGTAATTGAGCATTTTCACAACGATAAGTCAATTGTTTTGCATCACCAATATAAGGCAATAAAATTAATGGTGTTGCAATTGTGACATCGAAACGACTTGGTCTTGCCAAGTCTTTTACAAATGTTGATTTAAATTCGCTAATTGAGCCAGCCATCTTTAACTATTCCTTATGTCTTGAATCGATTCTCTCCAAACTGTGGTATCTCTAGCTTTTTTGAATTGCTGAAGTGGCAATAAAGCAGCGACTTCCCACTCGTTTGGCTGAATGGTAAGTAATCTTGATCTAATATGACTAAACAAATACTTTTTAATACATGGTTGAAACTCACGGAGGCGTCTGGAGGTACTCAAAATATCATAGGTGACCCTCAACCTTTTAATTTCATCATCTTTGTCTAGGATTGCGTATTGAACTAGTTTTTTTAGGAATGCCACTCTGTAACGGTATGGCAAATAATGTAGGTTTAAACCTAAAAATCCATCGGCATGCCTGTCCAATATTAATACCATTGGGAATCTATCATAATAAGGCAAATCATCTTTACCTTTTGGATCATAATAAAAACAATATAATTGTCCCATTTTAAATCTGGTCGTTTGACGAGATTTTTCTTTAGCAATACTTAAAGCTAATGATGCAGGTGAACGAATTTCTTTAATCTTATCCTTTAACCAATCTAAAGATTCAGTAGATAGTCTAGCCATCTCCTGTTGAGAATATTCTTGTCCGAGTTTTGTAAGTTTAGATATTGCCATTTAATTATTTAGGTGAGCCCCAAATGTTCTTCTGTAAGTATTTTAAACTCCCAACCACGATCCAAACAATATTCATTGGCAGCTTTCCATTTGGCTTCATTAACCACATAAGTGGTAACCTCGTTAATATATTGTTTTGTTACTCGTTTACGAACAGTAGGCTGAACAGTTTGTTTTTTAGGTTTAACTTCCAACATCATTGTTCTATGCGAACCATCTTTGGTTTTTACTTTAACAAGAAAGTCAGGAAAATACCTGTGAGTTCGATTGTCAACCGGCGAGACATAAGGAACAATAACTTCTTCACTTGCCCAAGATATAATATCATCATTTTGGTCAAGCCAATTCATCACCCTACACTCCCAACTGGAGCGGTAGATGATATTTTTGTAATCTCCAACATATTTTGCTGGGTTACGGGGTATAAATCGTCCTGAATATGCCATAAATAGTATGTATATTCATTTTTAAGAGATACCATGGCAATTATATCAATTCCAAGTTCAATCGGCGGCGTAACAATTCCAGGACTTGCCACGAATGGTCCTTTGGGAGCATTGTTTAATAATGCTTTTGGCACCAGCAATCTACAATATCCTAGAGATTTGCAGTCTTTGACCCGTGGCCATTATGTAATATTTCAAATCAGAGATATTAATCCTGTTGGTTATGAAAATGATACCACATACACTTTAGGTGGCGGTTTACTTAATGCTGGAACTTCAGCAGTAACTTCAGCAGTAAACACAATCACAAATTTTATTACAGGATCAAATTCTGTAGCTTCTAGTGCAACTTTGACTCCACAAACATATACAGATAGAGGTACAATTTCTCTGTATATTCCAGAAACAATGAATTTTACATATAATCAACAATATAATAGTGTGAGTGCAACAGCAATTGGTGCAGGCGCAGCAGGTGCGGTTTTAAGTGGCATATCAAAATTGATTCCAGAATCAAAAAGTGCAGCAGGTAAAGCTATCACATCTACTCTTTCAGATTTACCTGCTGGCGATTTGTTTAAATTAGGATTACAAAAAGAAGCAGGTTTGGCAATTAATCCAAAATTACAACTATTGTTTGAAGGTATTAATTTTAGAGAATATCAAATGGCATTTACATTTACGCCATATTCACAACAAGAAGCCGATACTGTTAATCAAATTATTAAAACATTTAAAATGTATGCTGCTCCTAGAATTGTCAAAGGTGCTGGCGGTATGTTCTTTATTCCACCTGCAGTATTTCAACCAACATTCTACTTTAATGGTCAAGTAAATGATAAGGTCAATGCAGTAACAGAAAGTGTAATTACTAATATTGATGTTAATTATGGTCCAAATGGTTGGGCAACATTTAGTGATGGTAATCCGGTACAAACTACATTAACTCTCCAATTTCAAGAGACCAAAATTCTTGATAGAGGTACGATGGTTGAAGGAAACTACTAATGCAGTATTTCAATACTTTACCAAAATTAATCAAGACCGATGGTTCAGGAAATTCTATAATTCTTACCAATTTATTGGCAAGGTCTAGTGTTATACCATCTATACTTAATAATGCCTCACTTTATTATCAATATGATATACAAGATGGTGATACACCAGAATCAATTGCATACAAATATTATGGCGAATCATACAGATATTGGATTGTTTTATTTGCAAATCAAATTATAGATCCACAATGGCAATGGCCAATGAATTCTGCTGTATTCAATGATTATATCAATGACAAATATCCATCAATTAATGTTTACAATACTGTACATCATTATACTCAAACAACCACTAGCGTTGATAGTTTAACAAATACTGTTACAACAAATATAATTACAATTGACGAAGCCACATATAATTCAGCAACCAATTTAACTCAAACTTATACATTACCATCTGGTTATACTGTAACCGTAACAAACTCTGTAGGTGTGGTAAGTATCTACGACTATGAAGTTTCTTTAAATGAAAAAAATAGAACAATTAGTCTTTTAAATAACAATTATGTTAATGAAATAGAAGAAGAATTTAAAACTCTGATGGCAGCATAATACTATGGCAACAATTACCAATGATTTTAGTGTAACGCAAGCTCCTGCTGGTATTTTTTACCCGCAAGACTTTTCATTAGAAAAATTAAACTTTGTTACTGCATCAGGACAAAGATTTCAAATGAAAAAAACAATGATTGAAATGTCATATTATGAGGACATTTATAGTTTTTGTGTATCAGGTTCAATCACTATTCGTGATGCACAAAACTTTATTGAAGTATTGCAATTAACCGGCAGTGAATACATAGAAATTAATTTTGGTAAAATTAAAGGTGCGCCAAACACCGATGATCAAGTATTTCATGTATACAAAATTGGTAAAAGAACACCAACAGGAAATTTGAATGATGAATTTTACACCATCTATTTTTGTTCAGAAGAATTATATCTATCAGAACAATTAAAAATTAGTAAATCATTTAAAGGTATAAAAATATCTGACATGATTACTAATATATTAACAGATGTTTTAAAAGTTAATACAAAAAAAATTAATAAAATTGAATCAACAACAGGCGTATATGATTTTATTGTGCCTCGTTTTAAACCATTGGAAACCATCAGTTGGATATCAACATATGCTAGACCAGAAAAAGGTAGTGGTTCAGATATGTTATTCTATGAAAACCGTTATGGTTTTAATTTTAGATCATTACAATCGATTTACAAAGATAATGTCTACGCCACATACAAGTATCAACAAAAGAACCTATCTAATGAATTAGAACAACCTGAAGATAAAGCTTCTACAGTATTAGACTATGAGTTTGTTAAAGCTTATGATATATTAGAAAATACCAGTTCTGGTGTTTTTGCAAATCAATTAATATCTTTAGATCCAGTAACCAGAAAATCAAGTATTACTAATTTTGATTACAGTAAGTATCAAAAAAGTAACGACTCATTGAACGGAAAATCTGTTTTAAATCCTGCACCTAATCGTTTAGGTATTACTCAAAATCAAGCATATAATGCAACAACTAAAGTTGCTATTGGTAATTCTGGTCAAGCTCAATTACCATATATCAAACAATCAGCAGGTTCTGTCGCAGGCGATATTTTTATTGAAACATATATTCCAAATAGAACTGCACAGATATCATTGGCCAATCACACCGTATTAAAATTAATGATTCCTGGTGATCCAGGTATAACTGCTGGTGTAATTATTAATTTTGATTTAATGACCACAAAGCCAACAAACTCAACAAGAGACAAAGATAAATTTTACTCAGGTAAATATTTGGTAACTGCCGTGCGTCATGTTCTATCTGATGGTGGCTCATATATAACTATATTGGAGATAGCCAAAGATAGTAATAAAACGAATTTGGATTCAGTTAATACAAATTCTCCTAATATTCAAAGTGCGGTGAAAGAATAATGGAAAATTTTATTGGAAAAGATGGTTTCGTCTGGTGGATGGGAATTGTTGAAGCTCGTAATGATCCTTTGGGACTAGGCCGATGCCGTGTTAGAATTTTTGGCTGGCACACCGATAATAAATCAGAATTACCAACAGATGATTTGCCATGGGCTTTACCAATGTACCCAATAAATAACTCAAAATCATTTTCATCACCAAGAATTGGTGAATGGGTTGTAGGTTTCTTTATGGATGTTGCTTCAGCTCAATCACCGGTGATGATGGGTGTAATTCCAGGAATACAACCATAGGAAATTAAATGGCAGAACTACAAACACTTCCACAAACCGCCAATGAGAATGCAACGGCACCAAATACAAATGATGGTCCAACATCAGGCAATCCTACAACTCCAGCAATCTCTAGAGGACAAATAGCAAATACATCTATTGCTGTATCTAATAGTAATTTGGCTCACGTTTGTGACATTTCTGCTGGCATGAAAAAAAACATTGCTTGGGTATCATTACAAATTAAAGAATTAATTGAAACAATTAGAAATGCAATTCAAAAATTATGGAGTGGAGTTTCTGGTAGTCCTTTTAGTGATGGTGTATCAAATGCTGTTACTGCCATCAAAGCTATGGTTAAACAAATACAAAAATTAATAGCAAAAGCACAAGAAGCACAAGCTGCAGTACAAGGATATATTACACAATTACAAGAATTATTGATTTATATTCAATCTATACCTGCCAGAATTGCTGAATTTTTAAAAGATTGTTTATCTGAAGTCACTGCTAGTATTAAAGATGCCATTGGTAATGCTCAATCAATTGTTGATTCACAATCTGGTGGAGCATTAAGTACCGCAACTTCTTCAGTAACGACTGCTAGTAATATGTTAGCTGCAACTCAAAGTATGGGTGCCGGATCCTCTAGTGGTCCAGCAATACAAAGACCTTAAGGAATATAATGGCATCTTTAACATGGACAGAACCGGAATCATCGGCTAATGCTGATTTTCAACCAGTCTATCCTTATAATAATGTAACACAAACCGAATCTGGACATTCATTTGAATTGGATGATACCCCAGGTCGTGAACGTGTGCGACTTCACCATAGGTCTGGCACTTTTACAGAGATGCATCCTAATGGTGATGTTGTACACAAAATTATGGGCAAAGGTTATGAAATCATTGCTTCGGATAAAAATGTATTGATTAAAGGCGTCTGTAATATTACCATACAAGGAGACTCAGTACTTCATGTGCAAGGAGATTCTTACAATCAAATTGATGGTAATGTTTATCAACAAGTAAATGGTAAAATGAATCAGTTGGTTCAAGGTAACTGTGAGCAAACTGTTCAAGGCGACCTTGATATTAATGTTTCAGGTGACACCAATATTTCTGCCACTAGCGTAAATATCAATGGTGATTTAAATGTTCGTGGTAATATATCAGGCACACAAAGTTTAGGTGTTGTTGGTAATCTTTCTGCAGGACTTTCAGTTTCAGCCAATAAGAGTGTCGAAACTTCTGGTTATATGATTGCTGCAACAACAATTAATGCTGGCATTTCTATGTTTGCACCAACGGTTTCAGATATGTTTGGTCCAATGGAACAAATGAGACTTCTCTACGATCAACATAAACATATTGGCAATAAAGGTTATCCAACCTCTCCACCAATTAATATTTCTCCGGCAATGTAAAAAATGAGTGTATACGGCAGATTAGGTTATAATTTCAACACATCAAATTTTAATGGTGCTGATCAATTGCCATCAGGGGTTATTACTTACCTTGGTAATACAAGTATTTACTTATCTCAATGGCAAGTTGGTGATTTAGCTAACTCTGCTGTTGCTGGTTATTATCAAAATCCACATCAATATACTCTAGCGTCTCTTGCAATATATTTAAATGGTCTTTATACATTAGCAAATACAGCTAATATAACTTTTACAAACGCCACTAGCAATTCAAATAATTTATTGCCTGCATTAATTAATGTATCACCTTCAATGATTAGTTTCACTACTCACACAAACAACTTATCTGGTGTAACTCGGTCATCCAATACGGCTCTTTATCCTGATTTGAATTCGGCTTTAGGTGTTGGCCGGCAGATGTTAAATATTACTAATCAAACTGATGGAGTACAAAATAATACTCCTATTCTAGGTAATTTTACCAGTTTGTATATTGGTAACACTATAAATGCTTTGAGTATATCGATTACTAATGATTACATCACTTTGAATAATAGTATTTCTATTGTTAGTGGAAATTCAGTCAGTAATATTTCAGATGCCGCCATGAATACTATTGTTAGTGATGTGCAATCATTACAAACTTTATTAGATACAACAAGAACTGGTGACTGGAGTTTCTATCAGAACTCATTGTCAGTTTTACAAGATTATCAAACATTATTACAATTTAGTAATATGGGTTATACACAAAACACACTTATTATGCAAATAGGTACTCCAAAATTACATTCTGAGATAGGCTATTGATGACAACTTTTAGTTTACCTTTAGATCCAGCAGTAATATCTTCCGTAGCCAGTCAAACTGGCGGTGTGGTTGGTAGTTCTAATGTTGCGGGAACGTTATATGTTTCTGTGCCCATTTTAGATCCAGCATTTATACAGGCTAATCTGGCTTTTGCTCAAGCCAATACTTCTCTTAATGTTGCGCAATCGGCATTAATAACGGCTCAAGCGGCATACAATTTTGCCAATACAATTTCTGGTGAATCTGCAGCAGATAATGTGGCACGAATTCAGGCCAATGCTGCGTTTATCCAAGCCAATGCGGCTTTTGCCGCAGCCAATGCCGCAGGATCAAGTAATACAGTAATTGCTGCATTTAATCAAGCTAACGCTGCTTTTGCCGCAGCCAATGTTGGTAATACGTTTGTTTATACTGGCGGTACAGTTTCAGGTAATGTTCGTATTAATGGTACATTAACGGTTACGGGTAATACAACTATTGAAAACGTAAATATCACCAACATTTCCATTAATACTACTGAAAGTCTTATAACAACAGGAAATGTTACTGCCGCAGGTGTATATGTTAATGGAATAGAATTAGGATCATATTCAACCGCATCATATAATCAAGCAAACGCATCTAATAATTTGGCTCAATCTGGTTATAATCAAGCAAACGCATCTAATAATTTGGCTCAATCTGGTTATAATCAAGCAAACGCATCTAATAATTTGGCTCAATCTGCTTATAATAAAGCAAATACAAGTGGAGGAGCATCTGGATTTTTAGCAAATACTTTTATTGTTGCAAATTCGTCAGGTTATTTGTCAAATTCTTCTATATCTTATTATTCAAATAATAATGCAACGGCTTTAACTGGAACAGCTCTTTATTATGGATCACAAAATAATATAGCAGCACTTTTTACAAATGCAGCTGAAGTTGTAAATATATCAGCTTCAGCGCCAACAACAACAACAACATTTTATGTTGCTAATGGAGCAATACAATATTTTTCATCATCTGCCATTCAGAATTGGACAATTAATATTACTCATTCCAGTAGTACAACTTTAAATACTGCAATGACCACAGGACAATCTTTAACTGTTGTTATGATGGCGACTCAAAGTAGTACATCATATTATCAAACAGCATTACAAATTGATGGAAATGCAATATCTCCAAAATGGCAAAGTGGATTTACTCCTGCTGGAGGAAATCCAAGTGCAATCGATGTTTATTCATATACCATTATTAAAACAGGTAATGGTAATTTTACTGTATTAGCCGCTTTAACTCCATTCAAATAAAATGCCAGTCTTAAAAACATTTGCTTCGGGATCGGTTAAAGGTTACGGTTCAACCGATCAAAAAGTTATGGGTATAGTTACAAGGTACTTAGGAAACACTAGTTTAAAAATTTCAGGCGATGGTGGATTGGCCAATGTTGCAACGTGCCTTACTCCTTTTCAAATATCCGTAGATAAACAAGGAAATGTTTATTATGCAGAATATTATCAAGGTACCGCTGGCAGTATAATTCGTAAAATAACTGCAAACACTTTAATTGTAACAACGGTTGTAGGATCAGGAGTTGCTGGTTTTAGTGGAGATGGAGGATCAGCAACGTCTGCAACCTGCAATCAGCCACTTGGTGTAGTAGTAGATTCTTATGGAAATATATTTGTTTCAGATAGTGTAAATTATCGAATTAGAAAAGTTGATGCCAATACAAATATTATTAATACTTACGCAGGAACCGGATCACCAGGATCTACTGGAAATAATGTTCAAGCTAACACGGCAACATTTAATATTCCATCAGGATTATCTATAGATAATGATGGCAATTTACTTATTGCAGATACCTTTAATCATGCAATAAGAAAAGTAAATACAACAACAGGTATTATAACAACAATTGCTGGAACTTTAGGTGTATCAGGAGATACTGGCATTAACGGTTTGGCTGTTTTAGCAACTTTAAACAATCCATATTCTGCAACTTGCAATTCGGCTGGATATATTTACATTGCAGATACTCAAAATCAGAAAATTAAAGTTGTTTCTCCATCCGGTATTATAACTACTGCAGTAGGATCAACAATAAATTGGTCGGGTGATGGCGGGCCGCCAATTAACGCACGATTAAATCAGCCAAGAAATGTTTGTTTTGATAAATTTGATAACTATTATATTTCGGATTCTGGAAATAGTAGGATAAGGAAAGTAATATTAAGAGCTAACGTTATATCAACAATTGCTGGTAACGGTTCAATAATAAGCGGAATTAACACTTCTGAATTTTCCAATAATTCATCATTCAAAACTGAAGTTGACTGGATTACTTTTGATACTTCTGGATATCTTTATACAAGTGAATATGGTGTTATTAGAAAAATTGTATAAAATTACAAATTAAAGCGTAATAAATAAAGAATGGCAAATATACAAAAAATCTACTCCGATATCGATTTTACTTTCACCAAGCGTCCGGTAGTAGGTGATGTTGCTCTAAGTTATGATTCACAGGCAGTTATTAGGTCAATTCGGAATCTATTATTAACTAGACATTTTGAAAGACCTTTTAATCCACAACTAGGATCTAATCTAGACGCTCTTTTATTTGAACCGGCATCACCTATAACCGCAGCGTTATTGGAAAATGAAATTAAAACAACAATAAAAAACTACGAACCTAGAGCAACTTTACAATCGGTATTGGTTGACGCTTTGCCGGATCAAAATGCTTTTAACGTTACCTTGAGTTTTTATATCGAGAACGCAACTTTACCAACTACAGTAACCCTTCTATTAGAGAGAAATAGATAAAATGGCAGGCGCTAATTCAAATATTCAGATAACAGATTTAGATTTTAATAATATTAAATCGAATCTAAAAAAATACCTACAGTCACAATCTGTATTACAAGATTATAATTATGAAGGTTCAGCACTTTCAACTCTTTTAGATATTCTTGCTTATAACACTCAATATAATGCTTTCTATTTGAATATGGTTGCCAATGAAATGTTTTTGGATTCTGCCATATTGCGTTCCTCAGTCGTTTCTCAAGCAAAAGTATTAAATTATGTGCCAAAATCTTCAATTGCACCTTCTGCTACAATTACATTAACAATGCCTGGTGTGTCTACATCTTCTTTGACATTACCAAAATTTACTCGTTTTATGTCAGAAGCTATCGATGGCATAAACTATACTTTTGTGACTGAAGATTCATATACTGTTAATACTGTAAGTAATGTTGCAACTTTTAATGATATTGTATTGAAACAAGGAATACCAACTACTTTGGCTTTTACAGTAGATTCGATTAGTAATCCGACATACACTTTTGAAATACCAGATACCAATATTGATACAACTTCTCTTGTTGTATCGGTTCAACAGTCTGGTTCAAATAATACATCACAAATTTATAATTTAGCATCAAACTACTTAACATTAAATAGTGATTCAAAAGTATATTTTATACAAGAAAGTTTAACTGGCACTTATGAAATTTACTTTGGTGATGGAGTACTAGGTACTTTATTGTCTGATGGTAATGTTGTTAATGTTTCTTATATTGTTACACAAGGAAGTGCGGCCGCAGGCGCCAATAGTTTTGTTTTAATGGATACTATTTCTGGTTATTCAGTTTCAACTGTTACACCAATTACTCCAGCATCACAGGGTGGTAATAAAGAATCTATTGATTCAATTAAATTTCAAGCACCTAAATCATATGCTGCACAAGGTCGTGCCGTTACAAAAAATGATTATATCACAGCAATTCAACAAAATAATTTAGGTATTTCATTTGATGCCGTTAATGTATGGGGCGGTGAAGAAAATAGTCCTCCAGTATATGGCCAAACATTTATTTGTTTAAAACCTACAGGTTCTTATCTTTTGACAACAACTCAAAAACAAAGATTGATCTCAGAAGTAATTAAACCTATTTCTGTATTAACTGTAAGTCCTACTATTGTTGATCCTGACTATACTTACATCCAATTAGTTGTTAATATAGTTTATGATCCAACTCAAACAACTTTAACATCTTCACAAATTCAATCAGGAGTTGCTGCAGCCATTCAAAATTTTGGTACAAATACATTAAACACATTTAACTCTACATTTAATTCGTATGACTTGTTAACATACATACAAAATTATAGTAATTCAATTGTTTCTAGTGATTTTACACTTAAATTACAGAAAAAGTTCTTTCCTAATTTAACCACAACACAGACTTATAATCTTTATTATAACACTCCGTTAGAACGAGGGGTATTGTTAAGTGGTATTACCAATTCTCCAGATTTGGAGTTTTTAGATCCAGCAAATTTGGCAAATACAATTTCTGGTGTATACATTGAAGAAGTACCATCTTCAACATATGGTGTAGACACAATCTCTGTTATTAATCCAGGATTTAATTATCAATCTACACCAACTGTTACAATTTCAGGCGATGGTTCTGGTGCTACAGCACAAGCAGTTATTGTAAACGGAGCAATTACCGCTATCAATGTATTAACTTCTGGCAACAACTATACATCGGCTATTGTGACTATTACACCGCAAGCTGGTGATACTACAGGTCAAAATGGTGCCGCAGTTGTAAATCTTCAAGGTCGTTATGGTACATTGAGAACTTACTATTATAATTCAAATCAAGTAAAAACAGTTTTGAATTCCAATATTGGTACCGTTGATTATACAAAAGGGATTATTACATTAAATAATTTTAATCCTTCAGGTATCAATTCTGCTTTAGGTCAATTAGCTCTTACAGCAACACCATCATCAACCATTGTTTCATCAACATATAATGGTATTATTACGATTGATCCGTATGATCCTACGGCAATTACTGTTAATGTTACGGCCAAAACCAATAAATGATTCAAAGTAATCAAAAAACTTCGTTACTAGTACCGTCACAACTTCCTGCCTTTGTGCGGGAAGATCCCAATTATGAAAATTTTGTTTTATTCCTTCAAGCTTACTATGAATGGATGGAACAAAATGGTGGTGTAACTGATGGCGCAAAAAATATTCTGACATATAAAGATGTTGATGAAACATCTAATACTTTTATTAATTATTTTACTAATGAGTTTTTGCCATATTTTCCTACAGATATATTGGCAGATAAAACAAAAGTTATTAAAATAGCAAAAGATTTATATCAATCTAAAGGTACACCAGCTTCTTATCAATTTTTGTTTAGAGTTTTATATGGTACTGATGTAGATTTTTTCTACACAAAAGATGCCGTTCTAAAAGCTTCTGCAGGAACTTGGTATATTGCAAGAAGTCTTAATTTAGCAACTACTGATACTAGATTTTTAAATATTGCTAATTATAGAATTTTTGGTGAAACCACAAAAACAATTGCTACGATTGAAGCAACTACTTTTGATGGTATAAAAACTGAAGTATTCATTTCTAACATTGAACGATTATTTCAATCAGGCGAATATGTTCGTGTGGTGGATTCAAACAATCAAGATGTGATTATTGATGGAAGTAATCTAAGAGCAAAAATTGTTGGTCAGATTAATCAAGTTACAATTGATCCAAATAACAGAGGGTTGACTTACCAAGTTGGTGACCCTATTGTATTTTATGGTGGTTTGAATTCAAATACTGGCCATGGCGCAACTGCTGTAGTAGGTTCAACAACTTCAGGAGCATTGCAACGAATTTCTGTGGATAATGGTGGTTATGGTTATACTGCTAACCCAAATACAATTATTTCATTTTCAAATTTAAATTCTGGTTCACAATCACCTGTGGCTGTTGTTGGTTCTTTGAATCCTTTAAATTCTGCAAATGCAACTTATGTTCCTACGGATATTATTGGAGTTAAAAGAAATATAACATTAGGCAACACAAGATATAATTTTGCAAATAATGCAGCGGCCAACGCCAACACTTCTTTAGCCAATGCACTTACATTCCTTTCATTTACAACATATCCTTTATCTTCTGTTCTTGTTCAAATTGGCGGTGGAGGTTTAACGCAAGCTCCAACAATTACACCACAATCTTTATTTCCTGCTGAAAATTCTTTGACTGGCAATCTAGGAAGTTTGGGAATTTTGGCACCGATACAAATTGTTTCTGGTGGATTAGGTTATCAAGCAAATGATACTATTGTATTTACTGGCGGATCTGGTTATGGTGCTCGGGCTAATGTAACCTCTGTAGCGGCTAACGGTATGATTACAGGCATTAGTTATGTGTATCCTGTTGTTGATACGCCACACCATACACCTTTAGGTGGATTAGGTTATAAGTTAAATTATTTACCAACAGTTACAGTTCATTCTGCAAATACTCAAGCAAACGGAGCTTCAATTTATGTGCCAGGCATTTTAGGTGCAGGGGCTGTACTTTCATCCATTGTAAACCGTGTTGGATCAATTTCTACAATTAATATTACTGATTATGGCACAGACTACATTGCTACCCCTAATGTTTCATTAAAAGTTCAAGATATTTGTGTATCTAATGTATCCGTAAGTAATTTACCAGTTAAAGGCGACATTGTTTATCAAGGCACAAATGTTGCAAATAATAGTTATTTGGCTACGGTAGATTCTATACAAACTCTTTATGCTTTTGCTAATTCTAATCAAACAATATACAATATTCGTGTTTACAACTACAATAATATACCAAATTATAATTTACCTTTGTATGTTCAATCTCCAGGATCAATTGGCCAAAATGCTTATATTTCTGCTGTTTTAAATTTAACTAATCAATACAACACATTAAATCCATCATCACGATACAATTCAAGCGGTGTGATTACTTATGGTGACGGTACCGCCAAAGCGGCCGCTTCATTCTTAAATGGTTTAACAATTAGCCAAGGTCAATATCTTGATACTTCTGGTCAATTAAGTTCTTATGATGTTATTCAAAGTGACAAATACAATAATTATACTTACGAAATTACATTAGAAAAAGAAATTGCCAAGTATAGAAAAACATTATTAGATTTGTTACATCCAACAGGCATGCAGGTCATTGGTCGTTATGCCATGAAAGCTAATGCTCATGTTAATTTTACTGGTGCCGGTCTTTTGGAAGAAGGTCATACATTAGGATACTACACAGGTAATCCAGGTTCTTATGCCAACATGACATCAAATTATACCAATCAAAGTAATAATATTGTTACTTTTGGTGGTCTTTCTGGTGCTAATTTACAAACCATTATTATTCCTGGTGACAGTTTAACATTAGTAACAAATTACGGATTTAAAATTCATTCGGAAGTTGTTTCTGTTTTGGATGGTGGAGCAAATACAGTAACACTTAAAGATAATGTTTGGTTGACTTATGCAAATGTTGCTTATATAACAGCAAATGCTGGTAGTAGCGTCATAAATATATCGAGTTTAACCGGTTCATATAATATTGTCAATAACGGCAATTACAGTAATACCGCAGCCCCATTATTAGATATCGTAAACGTTGGTGATTATGTACTGGTGGCCAATAATGTAGAGAAAGTAGTTATTGGAGTTACTGCTAATACAATTACTCTTGGTTCAAATTTAGCTAATAATGCAACAGGATTGATGTCTGCTAGAAGAAATATGTATGCTTCATTAGACGGAAACATTCAAATTGATGGATTTGTAGGTCAAACATATCAATCTAATTTAACAGATGAAGCTGGAAACAGTTTAATAACAGAAGATGGAAATCTAATTATTTTAGGATAAAAGATGTCAACAGTAAAAATTTCACAACTACCGCAAATTAATACAATTAATGCAAATACATCAAATACTTTATTTGCCGGAGTAGATATTCCAACAAGTGCAACATTTAAAATGACTGCGCACACTTTGGCACAAGGTCTTTATTCTAATGAAATTTTGAATGTTGGTGGTAATGCAGTATTATTTTCAAATACTATTTCTCAATTTTCTGGAAGTGACCCAGCATTTTTACAAGTAAACCTTCAAAATTTTAATGCAAATGGTTCAGCAGACTTTATTGCCAC